AACCGCCCAAAGTCGTTATCGTTGCTTGCATGAGAAAGTTGTTAACCATCATGAATTCTATGTTGAAAAACAATGAGCCGTGGAGTCCTAAGTTCGCTTGACTTGAAACACGGTTGCTCAATCGTTTATCCAGCTTTGGCTCAGCCGCAGGAGCCGCGGCCGGGGCCTTGCCCGCTGACTTCCGCACTTCCACCTTCGTGACCGGTGGCACATGTTCGGCAAAGGCCAGGTTAGCCAGGATCACATCGTCCTGATCCGTCTCCTGGCTGGTCAGGCCCGAAAACACCACCCGCTCGATGCCGCGAGCCAGGGTATGGGCATTGACCACATCGTACACATTGGGGTTGCCGCCGTTGTCCGTACCTTTGAAGATTCGGTTCAGCGCGGCCAGCTTGTCGTAGCACGTTGAATTTTCCTCGGTGATCAACTCGATCGCCAGGGTAATGTCGGCATCCTCCCAGCCCAAGGGCACCTTGACTTTGCCGGAGAGCCCGTCTTGCTCCGCCTTGTCAAAACGCACCTGATCGGCGATCGTCATGCTCTGCAGGATACCGGGCACGCTCTTGCCACCCAGGCTGATCTGGCCGTCGGAAAAGGACAGGATGCCATCAGCCATCGTGACTCTCCACCATCGCCTGGAGCTGGCGGATAAAATCATCCGGATTACTGACGCCCGGCAGATTCAGGTTGTCGATCCTGATAGTGACGGTACGGCCGGATTCACGGCCTCCGTTCGCCGAGGCCCGCCGCTGGGCAGCAATCTCGGTTTCCTCACGGCCACCGATCCGGGGCGGGGGGGCCTGCCCTATCTGCCGCGCCGCCCTTTCAATACCCTGCGGCATGGGAGTGGCCTGGGCCGGGATCGGGGCCATGGCCACCGAGGTGACCAGAGCCGCACCGGCCAAGGCCGTACCCATCGATTTATGCAGGCCGGGAGCCGCCGCCGATACCCCGGCGCCCAGGGTGTCCATGATCCGGCGGCCGGAGAGGGTCAACTGACTAAGCGGCCCTTCCTTGGCGTCTGAAAACGGCAGCAGGTTGCGGAGTTTGGTGAATCCTGCCTTAACCGCTTCCACCGGGGCCATGATCTTGCTTTTGATCCCGGCAACCAGGGTGTCGATCAACTTGGCGCCGGAGGCAAACAAGTTGATTTCGCCCAGGCCGGTGAAGGCCTGAATCAGCCAACCAACCGGGGTGAGGTTCAAAAACAGCCACTTGATCCCGTCCGCCATCCCTGTAAACCAGCCCAGCACCCGGCCCGCCATAGTGCCGGCCGCCTGGGCCAGCGACTCGAAGCCGGTGACGATCCAGCCCACGGCGTTGCCGATGCCCTTACCCAGCCCGACTACCAGCCAGAGCAAGGCGCCGATCACCTGGGCGATGATCTCCAGGGGCACGAAAGCGATCCGGATCGCCCAGGCCAGCATCTTGAAGGCGGAGCCCAACACCACCCCCACCACCGCACCCAGGGTGCGCCATGGCCCGGCATCGGTGGCGGCGCTCGCCCCGAACAGAGCCACCGCCACCGACCGGATGATCTCCCATAGCGGCCGGAAGGCGAAGGTCAGGCTGTCCAGGATAGGGGTGAAGATCTCGCCGATACCGGCGGCGGCAAAAGCAAAGCCGGACCATAGCTCGGAGAGAAAGCCGGTGACCCGATACACCACCTTGGCCACGGTGGTGACCAGGCCAAGAAGACCGACCGCCTGCAGCTTGTCGGCCAGGTCACCGGAGATCGAGCCCACCGAACCGGAAAGCGAGCTAAAGATCTCCTGCACCGCCTGCACCACCAGGCCGAGGTTGCCGAAAAAGGCGTCAACCACATCCGCCATGCCACCGAAGTTATTGCGGTAGGCGATATACAGGGCAGCCACTGCGGCGACCGCCACCCAAACCGGCCAGGAAAGAGCGGCCAATCCGGCGATCAAGGGGGCAAGTTGAGCGGTGATAATGGCCACCAGGCTGCTGGCCCCGGCCATTATCAGAGCAAAAGCCGCAACTACGATCACTGCTGCTGCCGCCGCCCCGACCAGGCCGAGGATGGTCTTTCCCGCATTGGTCGAGGTGAGCCGCTGCAGGGCAAGAGTCAGGCCGGAAACCCCGCTGATAATCCAGAGCAGCACCGGGACAAATCCCTTTCCTCCCACTTCCATCAGATTATGGAAGCGTTGCTTTGCGATCTGTAAAACGCTGCCGAGATCTTGATTCATCGTCTCGGCCATCTTGGTGGTGTAACCTGTGCCCATCTGCATGGCGCCACCCAACTGGTGAATATTGGCGGAAAGGTCGCCCACCTTGCCGTAAAGCAGATCGATTACCGCCACCGCCTCTTGGGTGCCGAAGGCCTTTTGGATATCCATCTTCTCCATGGCGTCCAGCGTGTCGCCATACTTCCCTTTGAGGGCAGCCAGGATCTCCGGCAGAGAGAGCAGCTGCTTGTTGCTGTCCATGAACGACAGCTTGAGTTTCTGGCCGGCGCCAGCCGCCGCCTGCATCAAGGCCTTGTACTTGGTGCCCGCCTCGCTGCCGGTCATGGTGGACTGAAGCATGCCGAGGATGGTCAACTGTTCCTCCAGGGGCACATTGGCGGAGGTGGCAGTGGCCCCCAATTGACTGATGGCTTGGGCCATACCCGAGCCCGTGGACTTGAAAATATTTACACTGGCCGCGATTCCGGCGGAGAAGACTTCGCCGAACTGTATGTCGGAGAGATCGGCATACATCTGCTTGTAGATGCCATAGCCGGTGGCAAAGAGGCTGGTCATCTCGGCGGTGGTGGATTTGGTCGCCTTGCCGGTGAGGGCCGCCAGTTTAGCAAACTCGGCCACCCCCTCATCGCTGAGCGAGGCGATACCGCCTTTAATGTCATAGGCGGCGCTGATAAACTGGGCCTTGGTGGTGCCGGCCCACTGGTTGGAAAAGTCCTGCCCGGCCTGGGCCAGGGCGTGCATATCGCGGACGCCCACCGAAGCCAGTTCGCCCAAGGCCTTGTCGGTCTCCATCGAGGCCATGGCCATGGCCCCCAAGGCCCCCAGCAGCAGCCCCGCCACCATCACCGCCGGCACCATGGCCTGGGCCAGTCCGGCCATCCGGGTGGAGAGCGCGCCCGCACCCCGCTCGGTCTGGGCCATGGTGGCCTGGATCATGCGCAGAGGGCCGCTGATCATATCCACCAGCCGCATCACCGCCCCCACCTGAAATGCCGGACCACCAAACATCATCTGCCTCCCAGCGCTGCCGCCATATTCTTAAAGTACCTCTCCTCGGCCCAGAGGGCCGACCCTGCCTGGGCCACGAAAACCGCGAGATCAGCGGACGGGTGCTGCCCCAGATATTGCTGGATCAGCACCCCGTACTGATCCAGCTCCCCCAGGCCCCCTTTGGCCTCCCGGATTACTTTCCCAGGGAGTCGTACCCCATCCGTTTATAGATCTCGTTGGCAAAACTGGTGGCCACCCCGGGATAGTCCGCCACCACCGCCTTGAACGCCTCGGCCTGGTCGGGATGGACCAGTTGGGTCAAAAGATTCTTGAAGGCCCGCTCCGGATCCTTCTGAACCTCCTTGTTGGCCCGGCTCAACTGCTGGGGGTTGGGCTTGCGGAAGGAGTGCGTTACCCGCACTTCCCGCTCCTCGAAATCGATGAATTCCGCAGTCAGATCGATATACTTGGCGGCCTCGCCGGCCGGTTCCTTCTCTGCCATCTGTGTGCCTCTTTTGATAGTTTTTAGTTTTCAGTGAGCCTTGAGCCGTAAGCCGTCAGCCTTGTTCTAATACGCCGGAGAGCCGTCCCACTTGATGGGGCTGAGCACCACGAAATCGAACTTCTCGGCGCCGGCGTTGTCATCCTCCTGCTTGGCCGAGGTGTCCGTCTTGGTGATCATCACGTCGGGCAGCACGTCGGTAAGGGTCGGCTGATCGTGGTTGGCGTAGGACGCCACAATGGCGAAGGGCGCTTTGGTGTACATCGAGCCGCCCAGGGCGGCGCGCAGCCGGGCCGCCTCGTCCTTGTCCAGGGTCATGGAGCCGGAGGCCTTGTAGTTCTTGCGGCCATAACCGCGCGGGGTCGCCCCCTTGCCGTAGCGGGCCTCGATGCCGCGCTCGTCCTGATAGCTGATCTCGGTGATCCCCACCGCTACCCCGCTGGGGAGCTGGATCTCCACCGACTCCCAGTCGTAATAATTTCCGTTGATAGGCATGTCTGTTCTCCTTACTGCTGGTTCCAGCCGGGGTTTTCCGGCGATCGGTTACGTTGCCTGTTTACTGCAACCTGGGGTCAAAGCTCGATCCGGCGTAGATGTAGCTGGCGAAGAGCTTGATGCTGCGGATGATCGGAATACCGATCAGCTCCATCTCCACCGCCACCCCGTTGTTGACGATGTCCTGTCCGGGCGGGATGGTGATCACGGCGGCGGCCAGCTCCTGCGGTACCGAGGCCACCATGGTATTCAGGGCATTTTCGAGCTGGGTCTTCAGGAAAATGAGACCGGAGGCGCCGCCCTCCATCAACGGATCGCCTGCCTCGTCGTACATGGATTTCAGCGCGGCAATCCTGGCTTTGCGTACCGCCTTGAACACGGTCCGCAGCACCTCGATGTACTGAAAATCACTGGTCACATCCGCCAGGGTTTTGGCGTCGCCCCAGTAGGCGGAACGTAATCCGGCGTAATGTTTGGCCGTGGCGAAGCCGTTGACTTCCAATTGCTGCTGGTGGGCCTCGGTAAAGCTCTCCGGCAGGCTGCCCTGGGAGATCCCGCCGTCCCGGACCCGCCCGGTGGCCCGCATTACCGGGATCGAGAGAATCCGCCCGGCTTTAAGACCGGCCCAGTTGCGGGTAATCCGCTTGCCGGTGACATCGGCCACCTCGCCCCAGGCGGCACAGACCGTCACAAACCGGTGGGCGTATCCCTGCCGGTCGGCAAGCATGACAGCGGTCCAGTCATCCATGGTCTCGGTGCTGTAAGGCAGCCTGGTTTCCATGAGGAAAAAGGTGGGGCGGTGCTTGTTCCACATGCTGTCCGCCTTGGCCCCCACCGAGGCCCAGTCGGTTGAATCGCTGGGCCCGGCCACGTACACAAATTCCACATCAAAGAGATCGAGCGGCTGCTCAACAGCATCGAGCACCGCCGAAATGGAAGGCACCGGCTCCAGCAGCGTGAAGCTGTAGGTGTCGCCGGCCACACCATCCTGTGCAGGGAAGGTGATCGTTGCCCCGGTGGAGCCGATCGCAATGGCGCCGTCCACCGGAATGGTCCGCACCGGGCCCCAGGCATCGCCGCCGTCCAGGGTGAGCTGATAGGTGCCGACGTTTCGGCCGCCTGCACCGATAACCTTGAAGATCACATCACCAGCCGCCTTAATCGTCCCGGCCACGGTGATATCCGGCCCGGTGCCCACATGGCTTACCGGCCCGATTTCGGCCCGCACCGCGAAGGTGTAAGTGTCGGCGGCAACATGGACTCCGGCTTCCAGCACCAGAGTGACGCCGGTGGCGGCAATGGCGATCTGGCCGTTGGCCGGGGTCGCCTCCGGAGCGCCAAAAGTAGCACCGCCGTCCAGGGAGAGCTTGCAGGTTGCAACCCCCAGGACGCCGCCGACAACAATCTCCACCACCGCCTCGGCGTTACCCGAGGGAGTTCCGGAAGTTGCCCCTTCCGGCCCTGTGCCGGCATGAACCACCGGGGTGATATAACCCCCGGCAAGACCTGCCACCGGCACCGCGATGACCACCGGATTCTGACCGCCGGTGGCGAACACGTCCCGAAGCCGATCGACCAGGGGGCCTACCCCGAGCAATCCTTCGAGGTCCGATGACTTGCCCAGCAGATACCCCTTGCCAGCCTGGCCTGTGGAACAGACCCCGACCACGATACAGGTGCCGTCAACGCCGCCCGGCGCCAAGCCGGACACGCCGTCCACCAGATATTCCAATACGTCGCCCATGAGAAAAACCTCCGCTGATTATTTGTTGCTCTTCGTTTCAGGCCACAATCCCGCCGCCACCCTGGCGCCGAGTCCGGAAAGCGGCCAAGGCCTTGGCGAATACCGAGGGGGCGAGATACTTGCCTTCGGCCCAGCCCGCAGCCCGCATCAGTCCGGCAAGTTCCCAGGGTTTGATCGCCGCCGCTGCCGCCAACTCCGTTACCGACTGCAGCACTTCGACCGGTTCTTTTTTTCTGGCGCCCGGTGATTCATTCGTCATCGCCCCGACCGCCTCGGTGGGGGTGCTTCCCCTATCCATTTTTTTCCCGGAGCCGCTCTCATTTCCTGCCATGGCTACCTCCTTATGCGACGGACACGCCGTCTTTGATATTGATATCGGTGATCAGCGGAACCTGGTCATCGCGGTACAGTCCGCCCGCAAAGGTGATCCAGACCGGGATCGAGCGCTTAACAAAGACCTCGACCATTTTGCTCTCGAAGCCGCCTCGCTCGGCCCGGTAAGGCCGCACCGTCACCAGGTTGCCCCCGGCATCGGCGGTCTTACCGGGCAGGCCGAGGATGAATATCTTAAAAAACTGCTCCAGCCACTCCTCGTTGTCGGCCCGGATCTCCACCCGCACCTGCAGGCTGAAATTATGGGTCCGCCAACGGTGGGTGACATGGGTGGCCGGGTTGACCCCGGGCAACCTGGCAAAACGCCGGGGTTGCCGCTTAATGTCCTGGGGCATCATCTCGATCTCCAGCCTGGGCGTGGGCAACAGGGCGCTCTGCTTGGCAGGCTTGTCCATGATGCTCGCGGCCGTCATGCCCGCCGCAATCGCGGCCGTGGTGATGATCTCCTTGGCCAGCGCCCTCACTTGCCAAACCCCGCCAGCATGAACTCGGCCACCGTGGCCCTGGCTTCTTCCTGGTCATCTTCGTTGAAGCCGATGAAGGGCCGCGCCGGAATGGTCACCTGCTTGATGAAAACATTGCCCCCTCCCAGGCCAGGAAATTTCAAAAACTTGCCCTTGGGCTTAATCTCAGCGCCGCCCTGATGGGTGGAGGCATATTCCACATTAGTGCCCCAGGCCACCGAATCTGGGGTGGCCTCGTAGCCGATGGAATTTTTGAGCCGCCCCTTGTCGGTAAGGGTCTGGCCGCCTTCCTCCTCGGCCCGCCGGGATTTGACCCAGCTCTCGCCGTCCGGCCCCTCCTCGTCCCGGAAACGCTGCCGGGTGGAGCCCACCATTGCCTCGCCGAGGTTGACGGACAGAGCCTGCCGGTCGGCGAAATGGGCCAAGGCTCCGGTCATGCCTCGCCGAAACTGCTTGGTGTCCAGGGTGAAGGATGCGCCGGCCATTTCAATACCCAGTCAGGTCGAAGAACTTATTCGGGGCGCTCGCCGTGATCCCGCCCGGGCTAACCTCGACCTCTCCGAGCAGGACGAGGCCCAGGTCGATTTTGCCATCCCGGATCAGATCCAGATCCTTGCGGGCCTGTTTGACCATGTCCTGGATGTAGAGAAACTGGTTGTCGCTGCCGGCGTCGGTGTCCATCAACGAAGTGATGGCCCCCAGCGCCCGGTAGCAGGCGAGCACCGCCGCGATCCGCCGGATGGTGCCGGGCACCGTGACCAAGGGAAGCACATACCGGGGCCGCAGCACATCGTCGATCTCCTGCGAGACCGAGGCGATATTCTTGTCCAGCAGCCCCGGATGCAGCTCTTCCAGTTTGTCCAGGTAGGCCTGCAACACAAATTCCGATAAGTCACTCGCTAGGCAGTACATTCAGCGCCTTCTCCCAGATCGCATCGCGTTCCGTGGCGGTCAGATCTCTGCCGAGGCGCTTTCCCAACGCTTCGACGGTAGGGATCTGGCCGCGAGTCACCTCCCCGTTATAGTAAGCGGCCAGGGCGGCTTCGATTTCCGGGCTATACTCCCGTGGAGGAGCCAAATCTTCGGATCCCGTCTTAGCCGCTTGACCACCGGTTTGCTTGGATGTTTGGGCGCCATCGGATGCCTGATGCCTCCGGATCTTGCCCATCCCCTCCAGGCGATCGATCTCTAACTCGTCAAGCTCGATCGGGTCACCTGGGAAATATTTTTTTAGGCCGTCATCAATCATGCAGCCAGCGCAGACTATCGCCGTTACCATTGTTGCCTCCTTTGTTGCCTCCTTAGGCCCTTACCAAAGATTGATTTAAGGGGTGCGCCCCCTTAAATGACTGTGGCCCAGATGATGCACTCGGGCTGGAAAATGACAGGCAAGGGACGAGCCTCGACCTTGGTCCAAATGCCTGACGGATCTTCCTTCTTCCACTGCTTGGAAAAGAAAATTTCGGCCGGCTGTCCACCACCGACACCGCCGGGAGCATCCAGATCAACCACCGGCGCAAACAACTCTGCCGCAACATCAGGGCCGAGACCGATCAGGCAAAAAACATTATTCGGCAGCAGGTCATGACGAACACCCGCATCATCTTTATAGGTGCCGAAATATTCCTCAATCTCGGCGCCCGCCAGAGAGGCGATACGCCCTTCTTCGGCGATCTGCCGACCTGCCGTGTACTTCAGCAGCTCCCGCGCGTTATCGTTCTCAATGAGCGCATCCATTGCGCCGGCGCCGCACATGGCGACAAACCCGGAGACCGCCACCCGGTCGGCGATATATTTCTTCCAGGCCCGGATATTTTTTACCGGGCTACCGGCGACATCTGTCCAGAGGGCCGCCCCAGCCAATACAGGCTTCTGCGCGACCGGAAAATTGTAATCGACAAGCACCGTGCCGTCCTTGTCCACCACCTGGCCGGACAATGCCTTGCAAGCCATGAACTCACGAGTGCGATCAATGTCGCTGCGCATATCAAACTGCTCATCGGCGGTGCGCTCCTTGAGCAGGGCCGGAGCCTCTGTGCCAAAACCGCGCATGGCATTGAGATCCGCCGCCGCGATAAAACGCTTCTCCGCAAAACGGGGAGCCGCGCAGGTAACCGTCTTGCGGCCCACATTGTTGGTGACCTGGGCGGCATCACTGACACTGATATTACGCAAGATGCCCTCGGAGCCGGACTTGATGTCAAACTTGAAAAGGTCGGAGAGTTGACGTTTTTTACGGGGAAAGACCCTGTCGAGCACTCTGGTTCGCACCGGACTCATCTTGTTGACGGCGGCTGTGAGGGTGCGCATTTTTAATATTTCAGGCATGATTCGCTCCTATAAAGTGGTTTTCAAAGTTGAATTACCGATAACCAAGGGGTCAAACGAAATAGAGTCCGCGAACCTCCAGGGCATCCTCGGCCGCAGCATCCAGGCCGACCATATTATCCTTAACGTAGACGCCGGCATACCAGCCGACGGTATTGATAGGGGCAGCGCCGCCGACTATCTCTTCGGCAAGCACACAACGTGCTGTCCCTGTGCCGTCAACATTGGCGGCGGCATATGCTGCAAACTGCCCGGTCGCAGTAATCTTCCCCAGGATGGTCCCTTTCGCCAGGCTGACACCGGCCGGGAGGGTGACGGGCTTGACCACCGGGCCATAATTATCCCCTGCGATATACGCCTTATTGTCTTCCAAGAATTCTTCCATTGTTACGTCCTCGCTTGATTGACTTTAGTAAGTGGTGATTGTTTATCTCTTAGCCAAGCCTTGGCTAACCGGTGACTGAGGTAGGATTGACGTAGGCTGCCATACTGTCAGCATCTGCCATGTCCTCCTTGAAATCAGCATCCGGACCGACCTTGTCATTCTTAGGGCCGGCCATCTCCTTGAAGAGCGGATGGGCGGAGAAGTCGGCGATAAAGCCCTTGAACCAATCGGCAGGGCTTTGCTTCTTGCCCTCGGCGAATTCGTAATCGCCGCCCGCCTCGTCCAGGTGGGCCATGAATTCCTCCAGCCCATTTTTCTTCCAGGCGGGCAGAATCTTGCCCTCCTTGACTCCGGCCTCGACGAAATCAGCGATCTCCTTGCGCTTTCTTTTTTTGGCGGCCTCGGCGAACCCGGCCGCCTCGGCATCGGTTTTTTCCTGCAGGCTTTTAAGGTCGGCCTCGACCTTGGCCCGGGCTGCCTGCTCCTCGGCCAGCTGCTTTTTCAGCTTCTCCAACTCGTCCATGGGTACATCCTCCTCGCTGAATTCATATTGACTGCAATCCTCGCCAGCGGCGAAGCTGACGTCTTTAAGCCCCTTCACGGCAGGGGGCTGCGCGCCGAGAAAACCAACATGCCGCAGGGTGCCGTCCGGGTAGAGCGACACCGAACGCTTCTTAAATCGCCCGGCCCGCACCATCTCCTCAAACTCCGGGGCCACCTGTTTGAACTTGGCCAGCAGCAAACCACCGGCCCGCCTCACCACTTCCACCCAGCCATAGGCCGGGTCATTGTCCTTTGGGTGCCCCACCACCGCCGGGGCCTCATGTTTGGCCGGGTCGTAGCCCGCCACCATCCGGTCAAGGTCGGCGGCGGTGAACTCCCGGCGCCGCCCCTGGCTGTCCGTGTGCTGGCCGACCCGAAAAATCTCCACCCAATCCTGCAGCCCTTTTTTCATTTCAAACCTCCGTTCCGGTTGCCGTCTGTAAACTGTTTATAAACGCCCTGGCTCGATTCTCCCGGCCGCTCCCGACTCTTGGGACGGGTGCCCCTTAAAAAGGCTTACAGGGCGCTTACGGCGTTTATTTCCGTTTTCTTGCCGCCAGCCGTTTTTCCAGCTTGGTCGCCAGATCCGCCAGCTCCTTCTCTTGGGCCAGGTCCGCTATCACCGCAGCAGCGACCTGTTCCGGCCACACCGTGTCGATTCGTTGCCCCAGGGCCTCTTCCACCCCTCCCCAGTAGCTCTCTCCCGGATTGTAGGCAAAGCCCGGATCCGGCAGGAGCTGCACGGCCGGCATCTTGTTGCCGGTGGTCGGATCGATGGGCTCGATCAGCTGCGGGATCTCGCTTTCCACCTTCAGGCCGCGTTTCTCCGCCTGCCTGGCCGAAAGAGAGGTCACGGAACACCGGCACCTGAAGCCGTTCGGCGGCATCCAGGTGGACCAGAATTCATGGTCTGCCGGAAAAACCTTGCCGTTCAGCGCCCGGTGGGTAGGGCGGGTGCGGCGATCATTGACCGCGTCGTACATCCAGTACGGCCGGGTGGCGGTCGCCTCCTTCATCTGCTTGTAGCGGCCCACGTTGTAGGCGGTCTGGATATTGGTGCGGAAGATGTTGTCCACCCGCCAGGCCCGCTTACCGGTCCAGCCGCGTCGCTCGAAAATCGGCCCGCACTCCTCCTTGAATTTCTCAAAGGAAATGCCCTGCTCCAGGGCGCGCTGCAGGCTGGCATAAACCGTGGCCAGGTTGTCGCCCTTGGCGATGCCGGAGACGGCGAAGGCCTTGAGCTTGGCCTCGGCGGTCAACCGGTTGAACTGGCTGGGCGACATGGGCACCTTGTCGCTCCAGAACTTGATGGCCTCCTGCATGGGCAAGGGCTCGAACTTAAGCGTCATCGCCGTCGCCCTCCTGTCCGGCGGTCCAGCGGCCGAAGAGATCCCCGGCCAGCAGCACCTGCTCCATGCTCTCTTGCAGAGCCGTGACACTCAGCTCCGGCCAGGCGGCGAGCAGCTTCTCCATGGCCTCCTCGTAGGAGGAGGACTCCCGGACCAGCCGGACAAACAGCGCCTCGTTGGCCGCCAGGGCCGACGTACCCGTTTTCAGCCCGTCCTCGGCCAAGCGCTCCAGGGCCTGTTGCTCCAGGGTGAACTCGCCGGGCTCGGCAAACTCCTTGCCTCCGGCTCCCGGGCCGGGAACGGGCGAATCGACCAGCTCGAAATCATCCTCCTGCAGGCCGTAGCGGCGCACATAGTAACTCTTGGTGAAGCGCAGGCGGCTGTCGCCCTCGCCCAGGACCTTGTCCCGGTCGGCAAAATCCTTTTGCGGATTTTCCACCTCCCACCAGTCGAAGGTCGGGGTCGGAATGCCGGGGGCGTTGATCTGGCCGTAGACCCAGGCGATATCCTCCATGGCGGTCTTGACCAGCTTTTCGTCGGCCTCCCGGTACACCTCCAGCACCGCCTCGTGGGTTTTGGACTGGCTGTAAGCTCCGCCCTTGTCGCTGGTTTCCGCGGTCAAGGTCTGGCCCATGATCGCCTTACTGATCTCCGAATCCATGGCCGCCACCAGCCGGGCGTAGGTGTCGCCGCCACCCCCGCCCTGGCCGCCGCTGCCACTGCCGCCCAGCAGCTCCACCGTCGAGCCTTCCGGAGCGACCGCCACCGCGTCCTGGACCATCTTGACCAGGTTATTGAGCAGCGCCTGCTGTTCGGCCGGGGTGGCCCCCTTGGCGTAACGGCCGAAGAGAAAGGGCATCCCGTACTTTTCCGCGAAGGTCACCCAGAACTTGATGCCGCCGCGCTTGAAGGTCACCGGCCAGAAGCAGCGGCTCAGCAGCCGCAGGCCGTAGGGGTTGTCGTAGGTCGGGAAGTGCCGGGCAAAGACGACCTTGCCGAAGGGCAGCTCCTCGCCCTCTGGGTTGCCGGCGGCGATAAAGCGGGGCTGGTTAGCGGTGTCGAAGCCGAACCATCTCCGGGGCTTGGCAATGAGATCCGCGATCCGCAACCGGTCGCCCTCGGGCCGCCACATGATCTCCACCGGGGTGTAGCCGTAGTAGGGGGCGTCGAGGATCTCGCTGACCAGGTGATAGAGGTCCACCCGCTCCAAATCCTCGGCCAGATCCCGGCGCAGTTTCTCCGCCTCCGGAGAAGGATCTTCGTCGTTGACCGAACCAGCCCGCCAGCGGAACTCCCGCCGCAGCGTGCCCAATTTTCGGGTCTGAACCACGCTGGTCACATGGGCGTCGGCCAGCAGCCCCTCCAGCACTTCCGGGCCATCGCCCCGCTGCCGCAGCACCTGGTCCGGATCCGGCAGCAGGCCGAGCAAGGAGGAAAAATCCCAGGCCGTGGTCCGGCTGGCCATCTCCTGCTGCAGGGCGGCCCGGTCCACGGTTTCCGCAAATTCGATAAACTTGTCGGGACTGACCCAGATGCCTTTGCTCATGCGCCGTACCCCTGAAGCATACCCGCAGCCTGACGCGGCATACCGGAGAGGATGGCGCCCGTGCGGCCGGTCCCGCCCTGCAGCCCGCTGATCGCCATCTCGGAGGCGTCCGGCCCGTCATCGTGGACCGAAGGGGTCAGCAGGTAGATGAACTGCTCCCGCAGCCGGTCCTGGTCGGAGTGGCCGCGCTCGAAACGAATCTTGCCGAACTCCCACAAGTAGCTACAGGTGCCGACGATTCTCCCTTCCTTGTTGGTGTTGTGCTGCACCGGCACCCATGGCAAATAACTGCCAGTCTCCTTGGCGTAGTTCTGGATCGCCTCGTGGAGAAAATCCTTGAGCATGTTCTCCTCGATGAAGGCCGAGGCGCTGCCGTACTGGTCCCGCTGGGCATAGGACGCGGCGAACATCTCGCCGACGCTGCGCTTCTTGATCCAGGCATGCAGGCAGTAGAAAACCATTTCTTCCGGGTCGAGGCCCCAGGTGACCACGGCCCGGAAGTCGTTGTTCTCCCCGGCCTTGGCCGAAGGATCGACGGCGGTGGCCACCAGCAGCTGCCGTCCAGTCAAGTGGACCCGCTCGTAGCTGGTCGCCTGTTCCTCGGGAAAGGGGCTGTCCTCGACCGCGACCTTGTTCCTCATCTCCCGGTTAAAGTCGAAGCTGCCCATATCCCGCTTCTTGGCTCGCAGCCTCTCCATGGGCCAGTTGGCCGGCCAGAGGGGGCGTTCTTTCGGGGTGCCTTCGTCGAGGATGGCGTCGTATACCTTGGAGAAGTAAAGCGGGCCGCCGGTATCCTCGTCTGCGATCGCGATCAGTTGCGAGATGGCCGAGCGGGGATGGAAGAGGTTGCCGACCAGCATGGCCTTGTAGCCCTTGCCCATGGAGCCGAGCACCGTGCCCCGGATCCAGGAGATCAGCCGCTTGACCAGGCGCGGGTTCTCGACGTTTTCATCGTTTTCCATGTCGTCGAAGCGGACATAGTCCGGGCGATGCGGGCCGTTTTTCAGGCCGCGCACCTTGTCCTTGCGGCCACGGGCCAGAATCCAAATGCCGGTAGAGGTTTTGAAGTCATCGTCGCCCCAGCTCTTGGATTTGAAGCTGCCGAAGTCGTGGCGCAGGCGGACGTTTTCCTCCAGCTCCACCTTGATCGCCACGGTGAAGCCCTGGGCCTGCTCGTGGGTATCCGAAATGATCAAACCGAATTTGATCAGATTATGGGCGATCACATGGAGCGGATCGCCGAAGGTGAAAAAGGTTGATTTGGCGTGCTCCCTGGGAGCGCCTACCAGGGCGAACTGATCTTCGAGCCGGGCGATGTCCGCCCACTCCTCGTGAAAGGCGCCGAACTCGGTGGTGAAATAATGCGGCAGGTAGGTGGCGAAAAAGAAGAGCTTGTCGCTCAAGGACCGCTCTATCCGCGCCTCTCTTTTGGCCGGGGTGTCGCCCTCAAACGGCGAAACAGACTCCGACACCCAGCGCCGCAGCTCGGCAACCTGCTTGTCGTATTGTCCTTCGCTGATGACCGGGCGTTTACGCATTGGTGAGACACTCCGTTTTATAGGCCAAAGTCAGGGCATCAAAATTGTCGGCCAACACCTTGAGGCCCTCGGGATCGTGCTCCCGGAGCCATTCGGCCAGCCATTGCAAGTTCTCCAAAAACACCTTGGGCCGGTCGTAGCCGGGCCCCTGTTCCGCCGCCGTAGCAGCCCGCTCCACCGCTTCCCAGCGTTGGACCAGGCTGCCGAGTTTGCTCAGGGCATCCATCGAGGCGGCGGTGAGGCTGCCCTGGGGCTGCTCTTCGATGTGCATCAGCTCCCGCTCGAAAAGATCCTTGAGCCGCCGGATGTTCTCCCGCTTCTGGGCCTTGGCCCGGTCCCATTCGTCCAAGGGTTCGCCCGGTTTTTTGGTGTCACCCTTCCAGCCGGACAGCGTTTGCCGGGATACCCCCAGGGTCTCCTCGATCTCGGTAAGGCTCTTGCCATCCGCCGTATACATCCGGAAGGCCACATCGTAGAGCCGCGCCTTGTCTCCCTTGGCAGCCATCAGGCCAGCTCCCGCTCCAGCCTGGAGATCTCGCTGATGGTCGCCTGCAGCTCTCCCCAGGCGTTGACCAATTCATCCATCTGCTCGGCGAGCTGCGGCACCAACAGATCCCGCACCGGGGTGAGCGCAGTGTTCAGCCCGGTACGGATCGCGGTGCAGTTGCCCTCGATGCGCAGGGTCAGTTTCTTCTGCCGCAACTGGGCTTCGACAAGTTTTCCCCGCATGGCGGCGCGCTCCAGGCTCATCCGTGTACCTCTCTCTCGACTTTTGGACTCTTGCGCATCAACGGACAGTACAGGTTCGCCTCCACTGCGCTTTTCACCTGGGTCATGGTCTGGGTGGAAAGCACCACGATGTCCTGCATCCCCAAAGCCAGGGTCTGGGTAGTCTTCACCAGCACCACATTGTCCTCGTACATCTTCACCACCGCAGCGTGGCGCTTCCCCTGCATGTAAGTGATCAGGAGCATGCCCATCCAAGGGCCGAGGACCATCAGCACCAGGATGGTTGCTAAAGGCCAGGTGCCGATCTCCTTGACGAGCGCAGCCAAGGCCGTGAATGCCGCCACATCCTGGGGTGTCATATGCCACCTCCCAGCCGCTCAAAGAGCGCCTGGCAATCGGCGCAGCGGATACAGCCCTGCTGGGCTTCGCGGCGATCTTCCGGGATATCGTCCTCGCAGTCCACGCAGATCTCCAAAGATGGCCCAGCCATCTGGTTGCTCATTTTCTCCTGGTGGGCAGCCAGGGCGGCGGCATTGTGCTTGGCTTGGTAATCCTGGGCCTCTCCGGCCTTATCTATGGGTTCTTCTCGCATTACTTCGACCCGGTGATAAGGCTCAGCATCTTGCCGCTTTGCCCGCGTCTCTCGGAACTCCGGCCAATTATCCAGATGGAACAAACGCCGCCCCAGGTGAACCAGAACTGCTCCGGCAGTTCGATTGTGGGCAAGACAATCGGCCTGCCCATGAGGGTCAAGATCAGCCAGGCGAGCATGGGCAGAAGAACATGGACCAGGCCGATGGCGGCCAGGCCGAAATAGACGATTGACGGTCTGGCCCGTTTGGTGAAGTTGTCCCCCTGGGCCATCTCGGCGGTGATCACCGAGCGCTGCATATCGATGAGGGCGGTCTCCCGTTGCTCCAGCATCTGTTCGATCTGGATCTGCGCGGCGGCTTTCTCCGTGTCACTCATTGACGGCGGCAAGAATCTATCGATCAGCCCCTTGGCCAGGTTTGCCACCGAGCCGAGCCCGGTCAAATCAAGTCCCATGATTGCCTCCTAATAGGTCCACACCCGAGGGCGCGGATGGGTGGTGGGCGGCATGTCGTCCAGGTGGATAAACCTGGCGGCGAACGGCCCTTTCTGTTTGATGCCGACCCCTGTAAAGCCGACCAGAAAGGCCAGTTGCAAGAGCTTGTGGGCGTCTGCTCCGGAGACGGCAATGTCCACCGCGCCCACAGTGTGCGGCCCGGCATCGCCAGTCTCGGAGACGTCCGCATTGTGTCTGGGGCAGCGGTACCCGGAAGTGATGATCATGGGCTTATCAAAGGCGTTGCGCAGATCCTCCAACTTGTCGAGGAAGGGTTGCGGGATCTCCATGCGATCGCAGCCGCATTTGCACTTCAGTTCATTGCGTGAAAAATGCTTGGTAACAGCAAAATCCGTCATGAGGCTCATGCGTTCGCCCTCCGCCAGCGCCAGAGCATGAGCAGGTTCTCCAAATAGCGGAGACGCTGCGGCCTGGTCATGGTGGCCATTAGGTTTTTCTTCTTCATATGCCGCCTCCATGTGGAAACAGCCACCGGACCGGACATGTCCAGCCCGGTGGCTTCGGGAGAAAAGGGAGAAGAGTGGTGCGTTACGGGGATAGAATTACACGGCGGGGTGGGGAAAAATTAGCTGCAGCGTTGCAGTGGTTTTGTTGCAGTGGTTGGAGCGGGAGTAGAGCAGGAAGGCGGGGCGGACAAGCAGGCCGTGGCTGGCCTCAAATGAAGTCG